TCAATAACAGGTTTTGCTTCTTCCGCAGTCTCTTCTTGTAGAAGATCGGTTTCATCTTCCTGCACAGGAGTTGGAGCTTGTTCAGCAAAATAAGAAGTTTTAATAGCTTCCATCTTTGTTGTAAACTCATCTACTGATTCGTAAGACACGCCTTCTGAGAGAACACGCAATTTTTCGACTTGTGTGTCTGTTAAATCCTCAGAAACAGTTTTGAATGCGATAGCAATATCAGCCTTTTCTTTCGCTTCACGAACTTCAATCATTTGCTCAACAATGTCGTTGTACTTAGAAGTAGACTCTTCGAGTTTAGCTTCCAAATCTGCAACTACATCGATTTGCTCATCATCGATTTCCATGTTATGCTCAATAACAAGACCTTTGATACTTGTCAATAGTGACTCAGCGACTTCAACTTTAATGTTGGACTCGACTGAAACCTTGTTGTCTTCCATCCAGCTTTCTACTACGTAGTCTAGATATTGGTCAACTTTTTCTACTAACTCGTCTACAGATGCTTCAACTTGCTCCTGCAGATCACTTTCAAACTTTTCTTCAAGTGTCGCTCTTTCAGCAACAACTTTTTCTTGTACAGCCGCTTCAAAAATAGCTACTGTTTGTGTTTTAAAATCTTCAGACAATTCGGTGCCTTCAAATAGACGCTCGACTGCTTCTTTCAGTCCTTCGTCATTTGAGCCCTGTGGTGTTTTAACATCATCTTCGATGTTATCTGCTTTTGGGTCAGCTGCCTTTTTAACATCGCCTTTACGCTTTTTTACAGCGCCACCAGCGGGTGTTACAGGATCAGCCGCAACAGAATCTTCACCAGTTGCTTTGGCTTCGTCCAAGTCTAGATTTTTCTCTAGTTCTTCACTCATTTGGTTTCTCCTTTAATAGTAGGTGTTTATCTATTATATTTATAAAAATCATGTTTTTGACAATGAACTTACAAATTTTTCGAAAAGAGCGGCTGCCTTGATCTCTAGTTCCCTAGTAGATACTTTAGCAGTCTCTTTGATTTCCTCTTCAATCTGATCAAATGCATTTGCCATTGTCCACGAAGAAGATGCTACGTCATAGACCCAGTCAACGCCTTCCATAACACCCTTAACGAATGCATCTGGAGCTGATGGATCTGCAACGATATCTCCGGCAGTTGCTAACATAAAGTCGCCCTGCACTTCCATAACGCCGTCTTTGTTTTGCTTAATTGAACCCATGCCACGTGATGAGATACCAAGGTTTGCACCTTCATCGATAAGACTTTTTACAATCTTACCCATTGGAGTATCCATAACTTTGGCACGACCGATGATGTTCGATCCGTCCTGTTTAAGTTCTGTAAACATATGCGACACACGATCTAGATTGATTGTAGGTCCAGCTGGATGACCCAACTCGCCATATGCACGTTTTGCTTCAACGTAATTTTTATTGTATCTGGTCATCTCTTTGATAAGAGTTGACGCTGGATACATACGCCCATTTCTATTTTTAATGTCACCTTGCATGATAACACCTTCAATGAAATAGTTTTTGCCTGTTTTCTCGCCTTCTTCGTTAAGAATGTCTTCCGAGATATATTGTACGTCTTCAACGATTTCTTTAATTAGTAATGACATGTCTATTTACCTGCCGTCATTGCGAATTGAACGATCTGCATAAACTTCTTACTGTCATCTAGCATGCCTTCAATCTTCTTTTTATTTGATCCATTCAGTTGCTTATGCATAGATAAGATCATCGATGCTGTAGTTAAGTCAACCTTCTGCTTCTTTCCGTCTTTAAACTTGATCTGTCCGATAGACTTCTTTTTGACAATAGTTGCCAAATCTGCGAGGACGCCTTCGACAATTACTTCTTCAGCTTCAGTCTCTTCATAGACTTGCTTATCTTGACCCTCTTCACGATCCGCCTCACGCTTCTTTTTCTTCTTGCCTTTAATTTCACCTGAGAACTGGTCATCAGGTGCGACAGGATGATCACGCTTGTCAACGATATGTTTGTCTAAAAAATTCTGCTCGTCTGGAGACTTTGGTTTGTCTGTAGTCTCAGCAAGCATTTCCTTAAAGCTTTTCATTGTTGCCCCTTACTCTTCGTTTGTTTCTGCTTCTACGTCATCGACAGCTTCAGTCTCTTCAACTTCTACTTCGCTTGCGCCAAACATATCAGCATATTTTGTTTCGATAGCAGATGTCATTTTGTCTGCCATAATATCATCGAACTTAGATTCAAACCCAGTTGCATCTTTTTCGATTGCATGTCTAATCAATTCTTTCACGCTCATTACTATCTCCTTCTTTTATATAACTTATTTATATTCTTTTACAACTAGTCTATTGGATCTTATGTTCTGCGCCAAAATCCATATTTGAATCAGAATCTTCGCCATCTTCAGATGCTTTTTCTTCATCTTCGATGTCTTGACCCATTTTTTCAATTTCGTCTTCATTCATATATAGTACATTCTTACGTACCCAATTTGTTGAGTAGTATTTACCTGTATACTCATCAATATCTCTCAGAAGACCTAGTCGCTCTCTCAAAATCTCACTTGTTTTCAATTCTTCAAAGTGATTATCACTCATGAAGTCATATCGGAGATTAGATTGAATTTTATTCCAATCTTCAGGAGCAATAACTCCTTTCAAAATTAACTGCTTCTCTAGTAACTTGTCGAATAATGTAGAGAATCTTGCTCTCAATCTTCCGATAAATTTACTAAACTTGATCTCATCTCTAGATATTTCTGATGCTCTGCCTAATGAAAAGCCTGCGTCAGATTCCATTCTTGAGATAGGAACGTTCAATGATTTATATAGACGTTTCTGAAAGTACAAAACGTCATCAAGTTCGCCCAAATTCTGACCGCCTGGTAAAGTTGTGATCTCTGTCCCTCTACCGCCTTCACGTCTTGGTAACCAAAAATCATCAGTCATAGACATATGCCTACGATCATCTTTAACATCGCCTGTTGCCATATCATATACGACACGATTTTTATGTTTAGTCATCATATCACGTAGATATTGTTCTGCCTTCATCTTAGGCAAATTACCTACGTCAATATAAAAGATACGTCTTTCAGGCGCTCTTGAAATTCTGTAAATAACAACTGCATCTTCCATCATTCGCAGTTGGTTTAAAGGCTTGTAAGCCTTATGTAAATGTGATAATACTAACGTACTGTTCTCATTAACTAGACCGGAGTTAGCAGAAACGATTGAATCCTTTGCAATCTTAAGTCCTGCCATTCCACCTTGAGTACTGCCGTCAGCGAAACTTTGTGGCTTACTGCCACTGATATTATTGAATCCTTTTTCGCTAAAAATGAAGTATTCATTTTTAATCTTCTTCGCAATAGCTTGGTTGTCGTTTTGTCCAATTTTCTCGTTCTTGTACTCACGAACTTTTCTGATCTTGCGAGGATCAATATATCTTAATTCTTGTATGCCCTTTTTAGGAGCTTTAATGTCTATCATAACGTGATAGTTAACTCTTCCGTCAACGTACCACTTCTGAAATGTCTCATAGCCAGTGTTAGAGAAGTCTAGTAGTTTAAGAATTCCATCGAACTCTTCTCTAATCTTCTTCTTAATGTTGTCAGGTTGATCTAAATCATCTGTAACACATTCGACCACTTTCTGGTCGTTTGTTACTGATATAGCTTCATTAACGACATCATCAACAGCTTGAGAAACTTCAGGCTGTTGCAACATAGTTCTATATTTCTGTACCAGCTCTGCTTCTGATTTAGCAGTGCCGTCCATATCCAAAAATGTACTGATCCCAGTACCTGTTGCGGCGATATTTACAGCGCCGTCATCCGTTTGAGGTGTTACAAAAGATGGAATGTTATCATTCTCATCCTGCTTCCTCTTTATTTCAAATCCAAATAAATCCATAGTTAATCCTCTAATAGAGGGAGAGAAAAACTCTCTCCCCTAATTATTGTCCAATTAAGCGTTGGTGCCGCCGGTGCCAGTAATGCCACCATCAACGTTCCACCAATCATATTGGAATGTCACATCAAATCTTTCAATGTCGTCCGTAGTGTTCCAGTCCATAGCAATTGAAGCAACTGCTGTTGGGAACAGACCATTAAAGTTATACGTTCTCAACGGTACACCAGTTTTTGAGTACTGAGTAATCTGTGCTTGTGACTTATACTCTGAACTCGCCGCTGTTGCTAACTGTCGTGTATTACCTTCGTGTGCATTGATTGAAGCCATCCAGTTTTCCATCGCATTGCGAATTAGGAAGTCTTCATCATTCATGATAGTAACAGTCCATTCAGCGAATGTCCTGTCACCTGCGATTTTTACTTTACGACCGAAATACGGGATCTCGATTGTGCCCAGAGTACTCTCTGGAATTGCTGCCGCCTGTACCATGAAAGGTGTTTTAAGATCGGCTATAGCATTTACAGGGTTTGTAATCTGTACTTGAAATAGCGATGCTTTAGCACCCCCGAAGGTCAGTTGGCTTTTAATTTCATTAATGTTGAAAGCCATTATTCATATCTCCTTTGATTAATATTTATTAAAACTGACCTACTACTTCAGAAAACTCTACGCCCGATCTAACGGCTACAAAGTTAAGCTGAATGAAGTTGATAGAACGTGCTGGCTTGATATAGATATCGCCAACAAATTGGTTACTATCAATGACGTTTGAGGTGTTGTTAGTTTCGTCACAAACAACTCTAAAGTCATAGATACCACGTCTACCTTGAACATCTCGCAAGAAAGGCTCAACTAGGTTCTTGAACTGGGCTCTCGTAAAGTCATCGTTGAACTCAAACAATGTAGACTTAGCGGCTACACCGATTGCTTTCTCTAGTACGATAAACAGTCTACGCACGTTAATTCGATCAAATGCAGATGTAGTAGGAGCATTTGTCTTATCGCCAAACAAGATTGTGCCTTGTCCTGGCTGTGTGATGACTGGGTTAATCTTGCTCTTATACAGAACATCTCTCTGCGCTTTAGCAGGATTCAACTGCAACTTAACAACATTCTTAACGTTTCCTCTGCTATAACCAGCAGGTGAGAACCAAGGATCTCTTACGTCATCTGTTCTAGCACAAAGACCAGCAATATCAGCATTCAGAGGAATCCAACGATATACATCTGAGTACTTGTCATACTGATATTTATATCCGCTGTCAATGACTGCAAAAGTAGATGCTGTTAGACCGTTTGCGAAATCAACCATATTAGCTACGGTAAGATCAGTCAATTCTGGTGAGATACATGCGATACAGTCTTTACGAGTTTCACATACATTGTTAATAATGTGGTTAGCAAGAGTTGTTCCCTTAGCTTTACCTTGAATGATAAGCGAAACGTCAACGTCTGCTGGATCAGTATACAAGTTGTATCCACTGATAACGTCACCTACAGTGATACCAACTTCGTCAAGACCGTCAGCGCCTGAAGTAAGAATTGCTTTGCCGTAAGTTAAGGCTGCCTGTAGCACTGCTTGAGGTGCAGTACATTTAATCCAATCAGATCGATTTTCGAATACGTCTACAGAGAAGTTAGTTGAACCATCAGCGGCAATTGCAGTTGAGCTGGTATCAATATCTTCAAATCTTTCTAAGATAGCTCCTTTAGTACCTGAAATCTTTCCGTCTGCATCTCTTACAACTACGTGCATTCTTGTTGCAGATGATGGAGCTTGATCAAATAGTGATGCGTCTCCCCACTGCGTTGAGAATGTTGAGGCATAGTCAGCGCCGGTAGCAGGATTGTATCGAGATCCAAAAGTAACAGTTCTTTGGAACTTAGAAGCATCGTCCGCATCCGCTTCTGCGGCTGCAAATACTGTGACGACCAACTCTTGACCGTCTGATAGGACGATTACATCGCCTACGCTCAAGTAATCTGCGTCAGTGGCATTAACCATCGAGTTAATGATACCTGTTGTACCGTATGCTGTAATAGATAATGCTTGTGTTCTGGCAGTAGCTCCCATATTAGAACTACCAACACAATGTGATACTTCAATAGAATTGCCTAGTACACCTTTATACTTTGCACTAAAGTTTGTACCAGAGGCAGCAACTGCTGTTGAATCTGTTACACGTGT